GGGGTTTATGGGGTTGATTCTGATTGTGTGGCTGGCTAAGCCACCGTTTGCCGCGAAGGCGGGGCCGGCGGCTTCAGGGCACTAAAGTCAAAAGCCCCTCACCCTAACCCTCTCCCGGAGGGAGAGGGGACTGACCGTGGTGGATGTTCGAGATACACCTGATGCCGCGCGCGTAAAGCTTGGGCCTTAGCGCGCGGTATTTGTAGGTGGATTCTTTTGCACTGGGTGCAATGGAATTGCAGGATGGTAGCGGGAACTGGGTTCCCGCTGGTGGGGTTAGTTGGCTTTTATTAGTTTTTCGGCGATCCATTGGGCGATTTGCGGGACGACGGCGTTTCCGGCAGCGAAAGCTTCTGCAAGGTTGGACGCATCCAGTCCGAGGCAAAGCCCATCATTTTCAGACGTTCGCTGCCGCTCAGCCATCTGATGCCATCCGTTCGGGTGAGCGACGAAAGTGGTACAGCCCATAGCGATTTGGGAGCCGGCTTTGTTTGCCAATAGAGTATTGGCAGCCCATGCATCCGCGGGGCGTGGCCATTGCTGCGATTGAGACGCTGGAGGTATTGCGTCCACTGGCGCGGCGTCAGCCAGCAGCTCGATGGGGGGCATTCGTTGATGACCTGCGACCAGGAATATTCGACGACGTTGTTGGGGGACTCCGAAATATTGAGCATTAAGCACTCGCCAAAATCCCACATACCCGCTGTCCGCAAGGGCCCGGATGACTGTTTCAAAGTCTTGGCTATCGTTGATAGCGAGCAGGTTAACGACGTTCTCAAGCACCACCCAGCGAGGTTGTGTCTCTTGGAGGATGCGTATGACTTCCCAAAATAAACCGCTGCGTTCGCCGCGTAGGCCTCGGGTGGTTTGGTTGCCGGGGCGGCTGCCGGCGATGCTGATGTCTTGGCAGGGAAAGCCTGCGGTGATGACGTCGACGGTTTGGAGGTTGTGGGCGCCGCAGTGACGTACGTCTTCGTGTTGGGTGGCGTGTGGAAATCGGTCGGCAAGGACAGCCCGGTTGGTGGGGTTGAGTTCCACTTGCCAGGCGGTGCGGTAGCCTGCGTTTTCGAATCCTGCATCAAATCCTCCTATGCCTGCGAACAGGCTTCCAATGGTGGGCTGGGGCACGTCTGCGCTCGTGTGGGCAGATGCTCAGGGCATTCGGATAGGAGGCTCGGGGTCTTCAGGTGATTGAGTGTCCGGCAGCGCGGGCACTTGATTTGTAGGTCGGTGAAGCCTCGCGCGGTGGCGAGTTTGCGGTGGCATTGGCCACAGCGGATGTCTTGCATGGTTATATCCATTGCGCTGCGGGCTCTTCAGTTCGACCGTTGGTGTTCATCACCATTGGACGGTGACTCGTCCGTCCGCACCGTCTGGTGCCGCGCTACCTCCGCGGCCTCCGCCTCCGTTGCCGGGTGTTTGGGGTTTACGGGCGTCGTCCCAGGATGCGCCGGACTCGCCGCCGCCACCGGCACCTCCTAGAAATGCAGTGTTGCGGGCGCTCCCCACGGGATGACCGCCGAAGCCGATGCATTCATTTTCGTCTCCGCCAAGGCCTGTGCCGCCTTGAGGCGCTTTACCATCGAGCCTTCCGCCCAATCCGGCGGTGGCACTGAGGTCGTTCCCAAAAGCAGAAGCACCGCCGTCTCCACCTCTGGTGTCAGGTGTGGAAGCACCTGTGCCGCCCGCGCCTACGTTTATTGTTATGGAGGTTAAGCCACGTAAGTCGACGAGCTTTCTGGCAATGCCGCCGCCCGAGCCACCTGAGGGGCCTGGATATGTGGTGGATCTCGCGCCACCACCGCCGCCACCGATGACGACTACCCATGCTTTGGTCACACCTGACGGTACCTCCCAGGTGTAAACGCCGGGTTGGGAATAGACATTGCGGCCGCGAAACGGATACAGGTCAGCGAGGGTTTTAGGGGTGACGATGGTGTTGGTTTCTGTGCCCGCTTTAACGGCGTGCTTGGTCGCGATGCGCGCCATCCCTGCCGCTCTTTCGGTGGCTTGGATGACTTTGTCGGCGAGGGTTTTCAGTGATTCTATTTTGCCTTTGAGCCACAGCGTGCGGTTGGTCAGTTGTTTTATTGGGAGGTTGGTGACGCCTTCCGGGCCGCCGACGACGGGGTCGGAGGTTTCGATCTGGTAGACGCCGGGTGTCCATTGGTTGGCTTCGGGTAAGTCGGCCATTAGCTGCTTCCGTGGTTGTATTGGCCGTCGTAGCGGGCAACTGCGTTGTAGCGGATGGCGACGGTCTGATAGTCGAGCGAGACCAGGCGACAGCGTGCCGGTGCGACGGATAGGAGGACGCGGCGCAGGAGCACCGCTTGGTCGTTGGTGAGTGGGCGTTTGAGGATGACGCGGTACAGCGGCCAGATCGGCTTTTTGCTCTGTTCAATATCGGGCTGTGTTGCAGGCCCCTCTTGAAGACTGACCTCACCAAAACCCAGTAGGCGGATGACTTCTCGAATCGCCCAAGGAGTGCCCTTGAATCGGTGCAGTTCGATGGCGTTTTTGATGAGGTTGCGTTTGGCTTGTTCGGACTCGGCGAGTTGCCAGGCGGCTTCGTCGAGCAATGAGAATTGGTCGGCCAAGTGCGGCAGTAATTTGGGCTGCACCAAGTCGATCAGGTAGACCAGCATGGTGTTGATGTCGAGCTTGGCCAATGACTGATCGAGCAGTTCGCACAGCAGTGTGAAACGTTCATCGCCGGCCAATGCGGGTGGCAGCATTGGGTCAGCCATGGGCCACCCCGGCATCGGTCAATTCGATTGAGGTGCAGTGGGCCCATTCGTTGCCGCTTAACTCGCGAATTTTCTGCGGCACTGTCAGGTCTGCACGGTAAACGCCGGGGACTTGCAGCGCGGCGGTCAGTTGTTCTGGGACCAGATCGTGACCGAGTGTGGCGCTGCATTCTTGCGCGTAAGCGTTGGCAGCCGCTTGGGCCGCAGCCATTGTCGCGCTGCGGTCGACGGCTGTGTAGAACGTCAGGTTTGCTTTGATTTGGAAGCTGACTTCGACAGGGGCCAGTGCATTGACGGTGTCGCACAGAGGACGCAGCTTTTCGCCGCTGACCTGGCTTGTGATGTCTTGAAGCAGTGAGTCTGTTGGCAGGCCGTCAAGGGTCAAGGGATACAACGCGACATGACCGTCCGGTTGACCTTCGTCTGGGCCGTGAACGGCGACGTCGATGATGGATTGATGTACGGCCAGTGTGTGGTAGCGGTACGCCGCGCGGCTGCCTGCATTGCTGAAGGCTTCCGGGGCCAAGATGATTCGTTCGCGGTAGCGCTCGTCATTTTCGTGTGCGGCACCGTCAGCGGTTGTTGTGGTGTTGCTGACGGTCAACGCGGCGACTGGCGAGTTGCCCAGCACGTTGATCTGGCCGATGGTCCAGCCATTGCCTTGCTCGCCGACGGTCAGGCACGTTGCCGTGACGGTCACGTGTGTTTGGTCAGCGGGGATGGTCACGTCGCGATCGGTGATGAAGGTCAGTTTGGCATCTTGGGTACTGACCCGGGTGCCGGTCGGAATCAACACCGGCTGGGCTGGTTTTGCCGGCAGGTTGAAGCGCAAAGTGCACCGGGCGGCTTTTGCCAGCAGGCGCGGTGTGGCGACTAGTTCGCCGAGGTAGTCGAGGATGGGGCCGCGGGCGAAGCGCACCAGGAGTTGTTCGCCGGCGTGCTGGATGCTCATCTGCAACCGGGAGACGGCGTAGGCGATCTGGTCGATGTACAGGCGTTCGATCTGGGCTGGGTACAGGGTTTTGCCGGATTTTTGTTCGTATCGGGCGATGAGTTCGGCTTCTAGTGCGGCGGGGTCGATTTTGATGAATTCGGGTTTAGGGAGTTCGCGCATAGGGGACCTCGGTGCGTTGGGGGCGCTGGCCGGTGACGCGCCATTGCACGCGGACGATGATGTGTTGCGTGTTGATCTGGATGTGGACTTGGTCGACCGCGACGCGGGGTTCCCAGCGGCGAATGGCTTCGATGGCTTCGCGCACCAGGTGTGGGGTGACGCGGTGGGTGGGCCAGTCGAGGTACAGGTGCAGGTTGCTGCCGAATTCCGGGCGGTGTGGGTCGCTGGCTTTTGGGGTGGTGAGGATGATGCGCAGGGATTGGTCGATGTCGCGCAGGCCCTCGACGATCTCGCCGGTGGTGCCGAGTGCGGGTTGCCAGTGGGCGGCGGTGATGTGGGTGTGGGGGATGGGCGTTGTCATGGGCCCATGGTGCTGAAATTGAAAAGGTACCGCTTTTAATCACGTTTAAATATAGGATAAGTGGCACACCGCCACCACCCTAATACCCCATCAAATTAAATGGAGAACCACTATGCCGGCAGACTCAGAGAGCGTTTCCTGTACAGATTGCGGAAAAAAATTGGATGAAAAGGCCGGGGATCGAGACCGAGGCCCCTGTCCTCAGTGTGGTTCGATAGGTAGGGTCATTCATCTTGAGCTTTCAGATAACGTGAATTGTCCGGTTACCGAGTGGCTTGATTTGAAAGTTAAGAATGAAAATCTTCCCAGCAAAAAAAAACTGCGAACCCATATTCAAACGGGTCAGCAGTTGAGCACCCGTTTGGGAAGGTATGTGGACAAGGAACGGGTTTTAGACAAGGACAATGACCGCTACATGGAAATAGTGACTGACCCTTTAACAGGAGAGGTACTGAGACATTGTGAGGAGGCGTTATCCGTTCATCAGGGGCATGGATCTGCCAAAACTAAACCTTCCGAACCTGTCAATGAGTGAGGAACTGAGTCGGTAAGTGTTCGCCATTAGAGTAAATGCAAAAAAGACCGTGAAATTTTTAAGAAATGGGCAAGGAGCGCAGGGATTGAAATTACCTTCAGGCACGATAGCTAAGACAATTTTTCAACTGTTGAAGGAATTTTGGTTTCCATTTATTTCCGCGTGTGGTTGGACGGCTTTGGTGTTATGGGATGAGCCGAAGGACGTTAAATCCATCGGCTCCAATTTTGTGACGGCCTTCTTCTTTGTCAGCTGGATGACGGGACAGATATTCAGAGTTCGTAAGCAAGCTGGAGTGGAGGCTAGCTTTGAACACCTGCAGGTCCGCTTAGGCCGGATGATTGACGAGTTGAACGATAAGACCATATGGACGATAAATCATATAACTGGGGGCGACGGCTATTGCCATGCTCTGCCAAAATATAACTGGAAATCTCAATATAAAATGGACTGGGAGGTCACAAACTGCGGCGACTACTCGATGTATGAAGTCACCGTGACGATCGATGATCTCGATATGAAATTTAGACGTCCAGGCTTTGAGGCACCTGGTATGTTCACCCTTACTGCAAGCTTGGGTGAAATACCTACAGGTGCGAGCCGGATGTTTGAATTCGGCTCGGTAGGGCATGAGAAGTCTCGAAGCTTCACCGTCATTATCGACTCCAGAAATGGAAGAGTCATTCAGGATGTTCGATTCATCCGAAACGCAGGATCCACTGACTTAGCCTACCGAGTGACGAGAGATGGCGAAGTATTGGTTGTTCTTGAGGAATATATTCCCGAACATTTCCCGCTCGGCGAAGATGGAAAATTCGACTGGAGTGTGCCGGAACTCAATGAGAATGATGGTTAGAATTCCCAGTCGTATCGCTGACCGCTCCGGTGGCTTGAATGTCACCCTTCACCTGAAGGTCACCATTTAGTGTGACCTGCTGGATGTCCAACGTGGCCGTAGGTGCTTTGATCACTAGCGGTCCGTTGGCCGTAATCGCAATATTCCCCTCGCATTTGACCATCAACCTCCCTACACACTCCAGCGTCATTACCCCGGCCGCCCGGTCGTACGTCGCGATCGTCCCATCGCTATACCGCACATACTCACTGTCCTCATCCACCACCGGTGGTGGCTCTACCGTCGAATAAATCCCGCCCAGATAAACCCCTCCCACGCCATCCGCATCCAGCAGCACCGCCACCTGTTCGCCGATTTCAGGCATGAGTGGGCGGCGTTGGGTGCCTTGGGTGTTGCGTTGGGGGATGTTGAGCCAGTGGGTCTGGAGGCCGTCGCGGTCGTCGAGGCGGACGCGTAGGCGGCAGGTTTTGTGGTCCAGGGCGGTGACTTCGCCGTATTCGAGTTGGGAGGGCATGGGGGGCTCTGTTTGGTCTGGTTAATTGTCGGGTGTTTGGGCGGGCCTCTTCGCGAGCAGGCTCGCTCCCATAGGGTTTTGCGTGAAGCCACGATCAAAAGATCGCAGCGTGCCGCAGCGCCTACACAGGGGGCTGTGCGGTGTTAGGGGTTGGGTTGGATTTTTGAGACGTGTTGGGTGGTGGTGTAGCCGCCTTGGCGGGTGATGCGGTGGGTGGATGAGGTGATGAGGTAGTGGCCGTTGAGTTGGCCGGTGGCGTTGAGGGTGATGGTGTTGCCGCTGGTGAGGTGGGGTTGGCCTGTTGTGGTCCATTGGCCGGTGGTGCGTTGGCGGTTGGCTTGGGCGAGTTGGGCTTTGGCTTTGGCGTGGGTTTGTGCGGTGGAGGTGGTGCGTTGGCGGTTTTTTTGGGTGTCGGCGCTGGTGGTGGTTTGGGTGATGCTGCTGGGGACGGCGACGGTTTGGTGGTTGACTAGCGTGTAGGTGATGAGTTGTTTTTTGGCGGGGTCTTTGTGTTGGATCTGGATGGCTTTGGGCAGGGTTTTGATTTGGTCGCGCAGGTGGATGTTGGCCAGGTCTGTGAGGTGGTGGGTGGCGACGGGCTGGGTGTTGGCCAGGTGTTGGATGGCGTGGAAGACGAGTTGCTGGCCGGTGATTTTGAAGGCGTAGTCGTAGGTGTTGGCGAGGTCGCGCAGGAAGGTCAGGTCGGTGTCTTGTTGGGTCAGGCGGTCGAGTGGGATGGGTTCGATGTGGCCGACTAATGTGAGGCCTTGGCGGGTGGCGATTTGTTGGGCGATGGCGGCCAGGGTGAGGTCTTCGTAGGCGCGGTGTTCGAGGGTGCGCAGTGGGCTGTTGATGCCGGTGGCCAAGGCGTGAATGGTGATGGTCGAGGGTGGGCCGTTGAGTTCGACTTCGTCGATTTCGAGGCGGCCGAGGGTGCGCATGGGGGTGCCTTCCCAGCCGATGGCGACGGTCAGGGTGTCGCCGTGGCCGGGGTACCAGGTGCTGCGCCAGTGGCCTTGGGTGTCTTCGAGTTCGACTTCGAGGCTGTCGGCCTGCCCGGTCAGGTGGTCGGTGTAGGTCAGCGACAGCAGGTGCTGGCTGACGTCGCGGGTGATGTTGTGCTGTTGGTAGGTGAGCACAAAGCGGGCTTGCGGGGCGTGTTGCGGGGTTAGCGCATCCATGGCGGAACGTCCTGTGCGGTGGGCCGTGCGGCGAGTAGCGGAATGGCCAACGTCAGCCCCGAGGGCAGCGTGGCATTGAGGGGCACGTTGGGGTTGGCGTCGGCGATGGGGCCGTAGCGATGGGCGTCGCCGTAGTAGCGCCAGGCTAATTGGTCCCAGCGCTCGCCTTCGGTGGTGTGGTGCGGAATGAACATCAGATTCTCCGGGTGAGGACGTCAGCCGCCAGACCGGCCAAGCGCTCGTTGGCGCTGTCGAGTACGGTGATGGCTTGGTCGAGGGTGGCGTGTGAGGCGCTGAGGCGATCGATGATGTTGGCCAGATCAACGGGGTTGAGGCTGGCGCGGGCGCCGATGACGCTGGCCAAGACGTCCTCGCCCACGCGGGACAAGTCGGCGCCGTCACGCAGCAGGCCGGCGACGTTGACGAAGCCTTGCAACGGCTCAATCGCGCGGGCCGTGACGCCGAGCAGGTGCGGAACCTGGCCGAGGATGATCGAGGGGTTGCCGCTTTGCGCGGCGTCGTAGAGCTGCTTGCCCGCGCGCAAGACGTTGCCGGCGGTTCGGGCGTGGCTGAGCACGCGTTGGGCGGTGCTGGGCGTTGACGCCTGGCGGGAGATCACCCCCGGTGAGCCGAGGGCCGTTGCCGGGTCGTCGACGGTGGGATCGAGCAATCCGGGGTGATGGGATTTGCGGACGAAGGCGCCGGTGTATTCGCGCAGGCTGAGTTGCACGGTGGCGGCCATCAGTTGGCCGATGGCGGTGGCGCGGCGAACGGTGTTGCTCAGGTGGGTGATGACGTAAGGCCCAAGGTAGTCGCCGTTGCCCATGACAAAGGCCAGTGGTTGGTGCTGACTTTTGGCCACGCGCAGTGCGCGTAAGCGTTGCTCTGGGTCACCCAACAGCGGGTGCAATTCGATGCTGAGGTGACATTCGTCGAGCCCTTCGCCAACCCACTCCAGCAAGGGCTTGCCCTGAATGCGCGGGTGCTCGGCCCAATCGGCTGCGCCGCTGTGTTCAATGGCACTGATGCCGCCAGCGACGGTGAACTCAATGTTGCCCAAGATGGCGAACATCAGACAGCGCCCTGCGCTGAGGGGCCGTAGCTACGGCGGCGGGTGTCGTGCAGGTAGCGTTCCATCATGCGCATCCATTCGGTGTAGCTGGCCTGCAGCCCTTGATGAATGGCGTCCATGCCGGCGCCGGCGGGCACGTTGATGTGTGGCGAGAAATGAAAGGTCATGGTCGGCGCGGCGCCAGACGTTGATGCGCCGGCCCCCATTCTGCTGGCTTGGGTGACCTGCATCAGATTGGGTGGCGCCATGTCGACGCGGCTTTGTGCGGCCATGCCCAGTGCGGCCTGTCGCACCAACGCCGCCTGGCTGCTGATGCCCAAGGCGGCGCCCTGGCTGATGTTGGCGCCGTAGCCGATGAACACGCGACTGGGCGACTCGATGCCGAGGGTGTCGGTGAACCAGTCTTTGACGGCTGAGCCGATGCCGATGACGCTGTCTTTCAGCTGGCCGGCGCTGTTACGGATACCGTTGACCAAGCCGCTGATGAGCATGCTGCCGAACTCGGTGAATTTGCCGGGCAGTTCGACGCCCAGGTAGCTCATCACGCCAGCGAATGCGCGGTACAGCCAACCCAATGGCGAGAAGTTGACCAGTACCCCGAGGATGCCCGACAGGCCACCGCTGAAACCGGTCTTTACTTCGGCCCACAGGCCGGTGAAGAAGGTTTTGATCGGCTGCCAATGGCGATAGATCAAGTACGCCGCCAGCGCGATGCCGGTGATCAGCAGGCCGATCGGGTTGAGCATCAAGGCTCTACCCAGCCAGAGGATGGCTTGGCCTGCCAGCTTTAGCCCGAACAACAACGTGCCGCCCAAGACCTTGCCCAAGAACAACGCACCTTGAGCGGCCAGCTTGAGTGGACTGACCAGCGCCAGGAGCATGCCGCGCAAAAACAGCCCGCTGTATTTCGCCACCGTGAGCAGGCCCGCGCCGACTCGTTTGAGTACGGTGATCAGCGGCGTGAATTTGCCCATCTGCCAGGCACTGCGCAGCAAGGTGAATTTCGCCGACAAGGCCGTGACGGTGGTGGCCATCGCCACAAACGGCGCCATGATCAAATTGACGCCGTAGGCCAGACCGATGAACGCCAATTTGCCGAGCAAAAGACCACCGACCAACCCGACCACGCCTTTGATCAGCGCCGGATTTTCACCCGCCCAGACCGAGAACGACCGCATCAGCGGCACGACGGCGCGGGTGACCTCGATGATCGCGGGCAACAACGCATTGCCGACGGAAATGCCGATGTCCGCCAGATTGATGCGCAGCGACTTCAATTGCTCTTTGGTGCTGCCCATCCGCTTGATCCAGTCGTCATCGAGTACGCCTTCGTCGGCGGCGTTTTGACTGCCTTGCCGGATGCCGGCCAAGTCTTTCTGGTTGGCCAGCGCCGGCCGGATGAAGGACAACACCTGCTGGTCGGCGAACAGCTCGCCGAGCTTGTAGGCCTCGTCCAGCCGAGCCAGAGCGATTTGCTGCTCGTGCTGGTCCTTGATGTCCAGCGCCTTGCCGTATTGCGCGGCAGCGGCTGGCGCTTTGTGGCCCAAGTGTTGGGTAAGGACGCTGAGCATGGCCTGGGCCGGTGACAGCCCTTCGCCGACCAGATTTTTGAGGCTGCCCTTTAGGTCGATGCCGGCCTTTTCAAACGCCTTGAGGGTGTCCGGTGCGGTGAGTTTGGAGAGGAAGTTTTTGAAGTTGTTGGCGGCCTCGTCATTGCTGCCGGCACCGCGACGGGCGATCTGCAGCGATGCGCCGATTTCCGCCACGGCACGCTCGCCGGTGATGCCGAGGGCAGCGAATTGGGGCGTTAATTGCGGCAGCCATTTGGCCATATCGGCCAGCTCGAACTGGCCGCTTTTGCCGGCAAAGGCCAGCATGTTCATCGAGCGTTCAAACCCAGCGGCGCCAATGTTGAGGTTGTCACTGAGGGCGATGGCCACCGCACCGAGGTGGTCCATGCTGGCGCGGGTGGCGGTCGCGGTTTTGGCCATGATTGGGGCATAGGCGGTTAATTGCTTGAGGTTGTCGATGCCGCCGGCGATCAATACGGCGGTGCCTTGGGCGACGTCGGTTTGGGTCTGGTTCCAGGTGATCGCCGCACCGCGCATGGCCATGCTGAGGCGCTGTTCTTGCGCCGGGTTGAAGCCGGCGCCGATGGCGAGATCGCGGGTCTGGTCTTGAAAGTTGATGGCGGTTTTCATCGATTGAACGATGGGTGCGCCCAACGCCGCACCCGTGCCGACGACCTCCATGGCCTGGCCGCGTAACTCAGTGCGTTGGGTGCGAAGCGCTTCGCCGCGCGCCATGCTGGCCGTGAGGCGTAATTGCTTGGCGTTGAGCTGGTCGAGGGTGTGGCCGACCGCGTCGTACTGGCGACGTAAGCGCTCGATGCCCGTGCCGCCCCGGGCCAACGACGCCGACAGCTCATGCCCGATGTGCTGTTGCTTGAGCGCTAGCCCGTCGACGGCGCGGCCCAATTGGCGCACGGTGGACTTGGCCGAACCAAACGCTGCGTTTAGGCTGCCGGAAACAACGGCGCCAATTTTTAAACCGATGAGGACTTCGTTGGCCATCGTTGCTACGCTTCCGGCATGCTTGAAAAAACCGCACTGCGCACCGCTAAAACACTCTATGCACTGGCCATCGGCGCCGGTGTGATCTGGCTGGCGTGGCTGTGCCTGGTGCATTTGCCTTGGTGGGCGGCGATTGCGGCGTTCTGCTTGGGGTTGCCGTTGCTGGCCCTGGCGGCCGCCCCTATTGCGGCGGGCGGCGCCTTGCTGGCGGGGCTGGCGGTGGGCGCGGTGACGCTGATCAGCTGCGCGATGGCTCGGCGAGTTCGAGCCGGCGGTTGATTTCGCGCTGACACACATCGACCCATCGCCAGTAATCGACCATGTCGAGCCGTTCGATTTCAGACGGCGGCAATCTCAGGACTAACAGCAGCGCCTCGTCCCAGGACTGGAGCAAGGTTTCGGCCGGCCGCCATTTCCCGCAACACCTCGGTGGCGAGGGTTGAGTCGGCGATGTCGAACTCGCCCAGGTCTTCCAGCGTTATGCCCAGCAGCTTGGCGACCAGTTGGTCTTCCATGGCGCCTTCGTCTTTGGTCACCGCTTGCGCGGCGCTGATGTCTTTGCGTTTGAGGCGCTTGATGGGCAGCGTTGCCAGCCGGTCGCCGCTGGCGCTGGTGAAGGGGAATTTGAGGGTGAAGCTGACTGCCTCTGCCATGAATGTCTCTTTCCTAGAGGGTTCGTTTGTTTGGAACCCAGAGGATGGCGTGTCGCGCCTGTGCTAGCTTTTAATCGGCTTTAGAGCAACGATCCCTTGCGCATTGAAGCGTTGAAACAGACCGATCAAACACATGGAGAATGGGTATGAGTGAGTCAAACAAAGAACGATTCAACGATCTGATCGCTAAAATAATGACCACGTTAATCGATGCATGTCCGGTCTACACCCCACTCTATGCTAGCGAATTTGGATTTGAGGTGGGTACTGCCATTGCACCTAGCGGTTACTACGAACCGACACCAGACGAGGCGTTTTTTAACAGCTGCGTTCAATGGTTGCGAGATGAAGAGTTGATTCGAGGTAAAAAAGAGTACGTCGCGACGAGCTATGGTCTTGAAGTGTTCAACAGCTTGCCTGAGTGCTTGAAGAACGACTGACAGCACGTTCGATCCCTTATTGGGATCCATGAAAACCTTCGTAGCGAGGACGCTAGGTCCTGCTACGAAGGTGATTGGCTTACTCCCTCGGTGCGAACCTATCCAACGCTTGGTTCACCGCCAACTCCCCCAACATCACGACCTGCGCAATGCCCAACAGCGCATTGCGGTTCGACCCCTCCAGCGTCCCCGCAAAATTACCGAGCATGACCGTGGCCGAGGCCAGGGATTCGCAGGCATTGGTCAGCAAGGACTCGGTGTCGGATTGCGGGTTGACCATGAACAGGTTGTTGGGGATGTAGGGCGTGGCCATGATTTGCGCGGGCACGAGGTAATGGTCGAGCGCACGCTCGGCCGCTTCGTGGAGCTTTTTGGAATTGAATGATTCATAAGGCGACGCCGGGTCTGTGACCGGCGGCTTGGGTGGTGTCTTGGACATCAGCTTTAACTCCGTGTAAACGCTGCTTGAGGTTTGAGAACAGGCCTGACGCCTGTTCATCTCGATCGTTGATGGCGGGTGTGCAGTCAGGGGAACGCCCCCTGACTGGCTGACTTTGCCGCTAGCTCGGTAAGCGTCGGGCATCCAATACCCGGTTGACGATGAGCTCACTGAGCATGATCACCTGTTGCAGGATCAGCATCGATCGGCGCTGAGGGGTGTCGACGGCGCCGCCGATGTCACGGGCCATGTCACTGGCGGCCGCTAACGTTTCGCTGGCTTCGACGAGCAACGTTTCTTCATCCACCGTGGGGTCTATGAGGAAGATTCTGCCGGTTTTGCGCGACGGTATGGTGGTCTTCAGCGCATCGGGGTTGAGATAGAAGTTGATGGCGCGGTTAGTCGCCTCTTTTATCTTCTGAGGTTCAAGCGCTGGGTCGTACGGGATTGGACCGGAATCGGTTTCCGGTGGGTTTGGCGTAACTTTGAACATAGATGAAGCTCCTAACACATTTAGAGGAGGCTTCACCCTCTCGCTACCAAACGAAGGGTGGTGGCCATGCAGAGGTTGGTAGACCGGGTGTTAGGATCCGGCGCGCCCTAGGACGCCCTATACATGACCACCATAAAACCGACGAGAAGAATCTCGACGACAGTGGACTTGTAAATCTAACACCGGGCTACCAAACCCGATCACTGTTTCGCAGTGACCGACTAACGATAGAACCCACGACCTAGACGCACAAGCCAGCGGATTCTGGCGTACGCGTAGGCAACGGCGCAAGGTTCTGTAGCCTTTATGGCGTAACAGTTGGTGTAATTTAAACGCGATCGCTTGGTCGTGTTTAAACACGGTAGGTCGTAAGAATCTTCCGTAGTTATTTGGCGGTTTAAAGCGAGCATGGCGCTGGATCGGATACCGCTGCACGACACCCCTCCTGTCTAGGAAAGGCAGTGGATGACGTAGACGGGCGCGGTTTTTTTGCACGGGCGCTAGCATTGGGCGTTCACCCAAAGCAGATTGTTGGTAGGTAGGTATTTAATGCGGTCGGGAATGGCGCATTCCCTTTAAGGCAAAGGGAGGCAGCTGTGCGAGGCACCGACAAAGGCCCTAATCAATGCGACAGTAACACCCTCGCACAGCCACCATAAAAGTGGCCGGTCTGGAAAAAGATGCCGACTGTACGCCTGCGATTGAGTCGCGGATTTTGCAATGCCGGAGTGACCAAGGGGGGCCGGCGTACAGTCGTCATCAAAGCTCAGGCAGTGAGCAACCGGTCCTGTCCATAGAGGCACTTGCGTGCTACGGGTTGCTCTGCCTGGTCACTGTGGGCGGTGACGGGAGACAAGATACCGATGGGCTGACAGATGCGCTGCCGGGGGATTCTGTCTTGGTTGTAGGTAATTGCACCGGATTCGGTAGCCTTCTAGGGCTGCATTTGAAGGACGCGGTATGTAGCGCAAGTTCGCAAGTGAAACCGGCTACAACTTTTTAAGGTTGGCCTTCGTAAGCGTGGCAGTTAGTGTGGCTGCAACGTTGCCGCCAACTGCGACCGAGTGGTCCACTTGAGGCGGTGGCCGGCGGCAATCAATGAACATGGACAATGAGGTTTTGTAGATGGATGAGGACATCACGCTTGAGTACGAAGGTGTTGAATACACTGCTACCTACAGCGTGTTTGGGGACACGTTGACGGTCTACTTGCCCAACGGTGACGCGCGATCGACTGAGTTACGTGGGTTGCCTGTTGAGTCGGCTGCGTTGGTGCACCTGAAGGGTTACGCGCGTCTCGTCAGTTTGAATAAAAAATAAGGAGAGTTAGGTATGTCGGCGAGGATTATCGAATGTGATCGTGCTGCTGAGATTCGACCTAACCTCGCCGATGTAGACGCCGAAGTTCTTGAGGTCTTGCGTGAAGCTAAACTCCTCGCTCGACGCTTTTATCGGCTTACCGGGAAACCACTGGGGATTACTGGCGAGGTGGCTGAGTATGAGGCCGCTACGAAGCTAGGCTTGAAATTGCATAGCGCCAGACAGGCTGGTTACGACGCGACTACCTTGCGCAATGGCCACGAATTACAGATACAGATCAAAGGGCGATGCATCGCCAATCCAGCCAAGATCAATGGTCGCTTGGGCAGCATCGATTTGACTAAGCCCTTTGATGCTGTGCTGCTGGTTTTGCTGGATTCGGAATTCAATGCGTTTGCGATGTATGAGGCCAGTCGTGATGTGGTAATAGCCGCGTTGTCGAAGCCAGGATCCAAAGCTCGTAATGAACGTGGATCCTTAGCAATCAGGCAGTTTATTGGAATAAGCGCATTAAGCTGGGTTCGGGATTAAGTAGTCGACTATGGGATTCGCATAGTCAAGCGCATACTTTAACCTCACGTTCTTAATAGAATGACAGCACGTGGCATCGACGGCGGAGTGTTAGGAGAAAATGGCTCACGGTCATCCCTGGCATTTTTCAGTTCGAGACCACTCAGGAGCTCATCTGGTAGTGACGACTCCGGGTTTTTTATACGTAAATCAGAAAGCACCTCTTTCAACCATGCACGCATCCGCTGATCACCGTTCGTATTATACAAAAGCGGCCATATTGGCGTGCCGATAAGCCCATAGTCCAATGCTTCTCCAAAAGTCCAGAGGCAGCAAGTACCAGTAATTTCGTCGTGGCCCGTTGGGTGAGTAATGATTTGTTGAGAAGTTTGCCATTGAAGGGTGCCAGATTTGCCGGGATTATTTGTAAGTGGTGCTAGGTCACTGGCGATATAATATGCAAAGTCGAAACCTGTTCCCGATGGATAGAAAACACCAAAAGTACCTACAGAGGGAAGAAGCGCAGCAGACAGCAAATCGCTCGGTGGATCATATGCTGTGGTAGCAGCCCTTATAGCGGGTCTATTCGATAGTAAGTCCCACTGTTCCAGATTTGCACTGAAGCTTTCAGGAGCGGCCGCTGTATTTGGTCGGCTACACCCTAGAACATTATTGGTGACCTTTACTTGATTGAAAGTCACCCGCGCAGTATTTGCGTTGCCTGCTGAGTATTGAATAATCATTACATCACATAGCTCGCAGCGAGGAATGGGGCGTCCAGCACCTCTCATAGCGTTAAATATAACTTGATGCTTATTACCATGATATTCATGCGCTAACGCGTCCTCGCCGAGCGCGTTAAAAGAAGCTATAAGCGCTCTGAATAAATTGATTTCACCAGTTATACCTGCCGCCGCATTAGCGAAGTTAAGTTGCAATCGCGAGCCTATCATTGTTTATGTCTTCCTGGCTGACTATGTTGTTTGAGCTTGCTTAGGGTGTGGTTGCTTCGATAACGCTACTAGCGTGACTCATTACTCGTGCGGCTAAATTGAAAAGGTCCTTAGCTGCTATCTCATGCTCTTCGGAGAGTGTAAATACTTCCTCTATGTCTTTTAATCGATTGGTGCCCGGATCCGGATACCTTCCTGCCCAAAGAGTAAAATGAGTGAGCGCTTGCAAAATAGCTTTGTCCTTATTGCTCAGATCAGGGACAAATTCGGCAAGTTTCACCAGCCGATGGTGGTAAAAAGATTTCTCGTTGACCATGTAGGCTTTGACACCACTGCGAAGAATTGTCATAGCCTTGAGACAAACTTCTAAGCTGTAGCCAACAAGCATCAAACTGACCGCGCAATATTGCGCGTCACATACCCCCCTCATATAAATGGGCATATCTTCGAAAGCGGGTTCGTTTTTAACGAGTGCGATCGCAGCTTGAGTCAACGCGTGTGCTTGGGTTAGCCAAAGAACTGGTGACTTTAGATCTTCGGTTGTTGGCGGTTTTGAGATATCCATCGGAAAGCCTGCTACCGTTTGAGCTATTCCCCATTTAAGCCAAGCTGAGGAGCTGTAGCCGAACGGATCCGCAGCAAATGCATTTCGGCTTGGCAGGATTTTTTTCTCTAGATTCATTTGATATTCCCGACTCAAAACGTTTCATCGATGCACCATAGTGCCATCATTGACGCGATAAGCGTAATCTGCCGGCTTGAGTCGTGAAAATTAACTGAGCGAAGCGAGCTTGGGCTGCACACGAAGCAAGATGTTCGCCAGTTGATGAGAACCCCTCACAATTAGCCAAGGAACACATAGAGGTATTGGATGAAGCTTTTCGACTCGAAAAAGAACCACCCCGATGATTGGAGGCTCCAGACCTACACTCATTTGGCAGAGGATTGGATATCCCCTTGGTCGGGAGTTTTATCGCCAAAGGGCACGCGGTTAACTGTTTCTTCGGTCATCCAGCTAACGAAGAAAAAACAGCTAACGATTCCGTTGCCTAACGCTACTGCATTGTTACTTAACTCCGCAGCTTTAGCGTTTATTGAAGCGAGAAAAATTCGTGATCGTAGTGGCATCGATAAAACACTCCACACCGAGGTGAGTTTCTCGTCAGATGCTGAGGCGTTCGATTATCTTGAAAGCATGATGAAATCAATTATCTTGGCATTTACAGCGTTGGAAGCATTTGTAAATGAAATGATTCCAGCGGACTTTTTTTATGCGCGTTATCACAAAAGTGACCTAGTTATGGAGGCCGCGAGCAAGGAAACCATCGAGCGCCATACGCCGCTCGATGAAAAACTTACGAAAGTTTTACCTGAGGTTATGCAATGTCCTTCACCAAAAGGCGGACGTAGCTGGCATGGTTATCGACAATTAAAAAATGCTCGAGATCGCATAATTCATATGAAAACAGACGATCGTCGCTCTTCCGGTGCCGAGATTGATACCGTATGGAAAGCTATCGTTGTAGCGCCGGCACCTCATCTTGCTGCGAAAGCAGTTATTGATCACTTTGTGGTGCATATGCAAGAAAGGCCTAACTGGCACAATGGTTTTCCATTTGTCACCCCATGATTTCTGGCTCTCCGCAAATGGGAAAGCCATCCGAAGAAAATTGTTTAATTGACCACCTTGACTTTTGAAACTCCCAATGCCGTCAATCGAGCATCGAGTTGCCTTAGGTAGCTAACTGAGGATTTGTCATAGTGCCGAAGCAAATCCCAGCTTGTATCTTTTGTTTTTTGGATTGAGTCGATCGCATTAAATATTTCGTCAGTTTTTTTGTTTGCCATGTCATCATTAAGGATGTCTTGATTTATTGTCACAAAGCGAGAGTAGCATTCAATTTGGGATGCAAGCTTTGAAATGTCAAAATCGTTTTTATCCCCAGGCGGCGTACATGGGTTTGGTGAGGAAAGATTGTCCAAGGGATGAATATCAATTTCATCTATGTGAACTAACTGATTTGCCATGTCTTTCCCAAAGTATCGCGATAGCTTGAAATGCTCCGCGATGAGCTGTTGACGCCAACCTCGATGAAATTCCATGTACTCATCCCATGATCCTTTAGAAAACTCTTCCCACCCCTTTTGATCCATTGATTTCAGTAGCTTGGCAAGCGCGTTGTAGCCATCATCTAAAAGACGGCTTGTTTCCTGAGCTGTGGCTTGGGCACCGTCTAGAAACCTTACATTGTCGGCTCTTTCTTCTTGGCGAGCCTGTTGATAGGTCGCTCCTGCGAGGGTCATAGCAGACGTCAGAAGTGAAATCGAGAAAGTCTGCCACCACGATAAATTAGCCACTATAAGCACCAGCGTTGTTGAGTTTGCGCTCTATATCGGCAAGATTCGAAACTTCGTGAATAAATCAGTTTGATCGCTGCCATGTACTAGTTAAAGCGTGCCCTATATAGTAATTAGAGCTCACCAACTTTTCTTCACTCACACTTGTCGAGCTACCGTCCGTAGCATTTTGTATCGATCCGAGGGGTGTGGATCTGGCACATTGGGAGATATGAGCTAACCTGCTATACGCCTTATGCATGGCTCTGAGAAGCTGGTCTTTACGGCCACTTGGGGCGACATCCACTCGCTGGTGACAGCTTTCAAGGAGCTTGAAGGTAATGCCTAGACCGGTAATTCAGAATATGAAGGTATGGCCGCGCAATTTGAGCACGAGGCAAGGTGGTGGCCTATCAACGTCACAGTATGGGGGTATGTCCACATCTCAATACGGCGGAATGTCCACCTCCCAATATGGTGGACTGTCCACATCCCAGTACGGCGGCATGTCTACTTCACAATATGGAGGGCTCTCGACTTCTCAGTATGGTGGCTTGTCAACATCTCAGTATGGAGGATTGTCAACGTCACAATACGGAGGACTCTCCACTTCGCAATATGGCGGACTTTCAACCTCTGAAGGAGGTGGAATGTCTACATCCTCTAGCAACGTGTACACGAGCAATATACCCCCTTGGCCCCATTTTGTTCGTGAGCTTGAAGCAAGGGGTTATCAAGCCCAAGCGGATCTGATCCGTAGACATTTGCCTGAGCATTTATTGCCTGAAAACTTTTTCAACTGAATAGAGAAACGCCGCTCTAATGAGCGGCGGCTTCAGCTCAAGCTATTCCCACATTTCTGTTGTACCTACCCAACTGATCCTCACCCCCCACCCGAAAAATATTCGCCAAATAATCCAGCAACACCACCTCTTCACCATTGATCATCTGCCGCACATACGTCGCCGAAAACGGCGTCTCGTACTTGGTCGGATCCCGCGGCTTATGCGTGCCCAACTGGTACTCCTTCCCGGTGATGGTCATGGTCGTCACCAACGGCACCTCATTCACCAGCCCGCCGTTGTTGAACACCTGCACATTCGACCGGCACTGCAGTTGCACAGTCTTGAACGGCGTCACCAGCTTCCTGGCGGCCTCCACATACAAGCTGTTCCAAGTGATCTTCCCTTCCAGCTTGTCGATGCCATCCGGCAGTTCGATCAGCCCGACCATGCCCAGCCCTTGAAAGTCGCTCATGACGGTTTTGATGGTGCCCAAGTCGATCTCTTCACACTTGCCAAAGTAGCTGGCGCCATCGAGGTAGAGGTTGGCGTTGGAGATGCGGTGTGCGCTGAAGCCTGCCATTTATACGGTCCCCAGGTTGACGAGGTAGTCGCCGGTGATTTCGGTTTCGAAGGTGCCGCGTTCGAACGGTAGCGGTACGGTGAGTTTGTAGTTGAACAGTGCGTGGCCTTGTTCGAGTTCGGTGCTGGGGTTACGCGCCGGGTCGTACCAGCATTCGCCGCCAACCAGGGCGCCGTCGCCAATGAGTTTGCGCAGGAACAGGTTGACGCTTTCGGTGAGGCTGGTGATGAGCGCGGTGGTGATGGGCTGGTCGACGAATTGCAGGGCGCTGTAGCGGATGGATTCGTCGATGACGTCTTTGGTGCGGCGCACGTTTTCGAAGTTGCGCATGTGGGTGACGCTGGGCCAGGCGGCGGTGCGGTTGCCCCACAGGCGCAGTCCGGTGCCGTAGGCGTTGAAGACGGTGGTGATGCCGTTTTCGTTGAGCAAATTAACTTCGCTGTGGGGGTCGTCGATGCGTGCGGTTAATGGGCGTTCGAGGCCGATGACGCCGAGCAGCGGCTGGTTGGAGCTGCTCCACCAGTAGCCGTGGTCGTTGTCGATTTTGGCGCGCAGGCCGGCGGCGCGGATGGACAGTGGTTGCAGGCGTTCGCCGTTGCTGGCGGCGTCGTAGACGCGTACGTGGGGGTAGCACAGGCGCAAACGATCGCTGCTGGTGTTGAAGTTGATGTCACCGGCCGCGCCGCGACCGGCGAGTACTTGCTGGACGGTGGCGCCGATGGGCGCGTCGATGTAGGCGACGCCGCCGACCTGGCTGGCGGCGACGGTCAGTTCTGCCGTGACCGGCTTGAGGGTGCTGAAGCCTGGGGCGATGAAGAGTTTGGGGAAGAAGCCCAGGCGGTTGTAGCTGTCTTGAAAGGCTTTGAGGCCGGTGCGTCGGCCGGCTTGGTTGAGGCTGCCGATGATGTCGGCGGCGGTGACTTTGGCGGGGTCGGTGTAGGTGTAGTTGACCTTGATGGGGGCGTTGGTGGGGATGGCGCCGGTGGCGAGTCGGGTGATTTGGCCGGTTGCCAAGGACAGGGTGTAGTCGGTGCCTGGCTGGTAGGCGTCGGTGCCTTCGGCGGGCATCAGTTGCAGTTGTTGCAGGGCGGTGTGTTCGAGTTGCAATGGGTTGTTGTCGGCGAACTGTTTGCGGCCGGTGACGCTGCTGTGGTGGATGGCTGGGTCGAGGACGTTGACGACGAGCACGGTGCCGGCGCCGAAGTCATAAATGCCTTGCAGGGCTTCGGGGATGCTGTGGCCGGTGGTGTGTGGGCCGAACTGGGTGGCGTGGGTGTCGTTGAGGCACAGGGTCAGTTGGTTGATGGGGCCGGTGGGCGCGGTGCCGACCAGGGCAATGACGGCGGATTTGACGACGCGGATGGGGCGCGGGCCGCGCTCGATTTCGGTGGTTTCGATGCCGTGCAGGTAGTTGGCGGGCATGGGTTATTCGTCCTTGGCGGGTTGCTGTGGCTTGGGCGTTTTGCCGGCCGGTCTTGTGTGGGTTGGCAGCGGTTGCAGGTGGTTGAGGGCGAGCAGGACGCGGGTGTAGTCGTGGTCGGCGGGCAGTTCGACGGGCTCGCCGGGGTGCAGTTGTATGTCGAGCGTTTCGGAGGGTTGATCGAGTCGCAGCGAGACGCCGCTGGGTGGGCCGTTGTAGCGATAGCGCGTGAGGGTCATGGGGTTTGCTCGAATTCGGGGTGTTTGAGTAAGGGGCCGAACTGGTCGGGGGCGGCTTGCAGTTGGGTGGCGCGGGTGACGTAGTCCTGGGCGTATTGCCAGACGCCGTTGCTGTGGCCAATGAAATGTTCGGAGAGCGGACGGCAGGCTTGGTCGGTGTGTGGCGGGCACCACCCGGTGAGGCTGGCGCGCAGTTGGTCGAGGTGGCTGATGACGCCGTCGGTGCCGTTGAGTTGGCGAAAGATGAGGGTCAGGCGCAGGACGATCTGGCGGGCCTGGACGGTGGCGTCGAGGCTTTCGGTGTGGCCGAAGGTGGATTTGCCGTAGGCCAGCAGGACAGCGCCGCGGGGGTGGTTGAGGCGGTATTGCTGGGGGTTCTCGGGGAAGCGTTCGACGATGAGTTGCTGGCCGAAGTCGGCTTGCAGTCGGCCGAGCATGGCGTCCATGAGTTGTTCGGTTTGGGTGTTGGGCGTTGGGGTCATGGGTAGCCCTCCCAGACCTGTGCAGTGAACTGTTGCGGGCGTGCGCGTACGCGAATTTCACCGGGTTCTGGCATGGCGTGACCGCTGGGCAGGCCGAGGGTGATGACGCCGTCGCGGATGCTTTCGAGCAGTTTGAGGGTGTCTTTGCGGGCGCTGATAACAGCGTCGGGCAAGGCGCCTTCGGGGCGGCGTTGGTAGAGCCAGTGCCGCGCCAAATAAAGCACGGCGTCGCGCAGGACGGTGGGTACTGGATCGAGCGGTAATTGGTAGCGGCCGCGCAGGTAGCCGTCGACGAGTTCTTCGGCTTGGCGGACGCTGTTGGCGATGACGTTTTCGTCGGGCTGCCGGGCGGCCGGGTCGTCGTTGGAAAGTTGGGTGAGCGTGATCAGCGGGATGGCGTTGCCGAGGTCGGCGCGGGTGCAGTAGCGCATGGGTCAGCCGGCCTTGAGTTCGACGAGGGCTTCGGGGAATAGGCACAGGGCCAAGGGGTTGGCTTGGGCTTCGAGGTCCCAGCCTTTGCCCATCTTGCGCGGCTCGGCTTTGCTGTAGTACGGCTGGCCGAGGGTGTTGACGGTTTCGTTGTAGTTGGCCGGGGCGTTGAACAGGCGGAAGACGCCACGGGCGACGGGGAAGACTTGGGCGACGTCGGCGGGGATGAAGCGTTGGCCGCTGACGGTGACGTCGTATTCGATGAATTGGATGCCGCCGAAGGTGAAGCCGTTGCGCAGGTCGCCGCCGATGCGGTCTTGGGCTTCTTGGTAGTGGGCGAAGGCTTCTTTGACTTTGGCGTGGTCGGTGAAGGCGTCGAACCAGTCGGGCCCGCAGAAGGATCGGAAGCCGGTGACCATGACGCCGCCGAGTTTGGATTCGGCGTGGCGCTTGGCGTCGAGGCAGGCTTTGCGCACATTGGTGCCGGGGCTGCCGAGGGCGACGGTGACGCTTTTTTGTTGGACGTCGAATTCGTCGAACAGGTCGAAGAGCAGCGAGCCGTCGGCGTCGAGCAGTTGGCCGCGCAAGGCGCCGACGCGCTGGAATTCGCGGGTGGTTTCGATGCTGTTTTTGAGGTCTTGCAGGTGGTCGTTGATGACGGTGGCGATGGGCGCGGTGGCGCTCTCTTGGCCGAAGGCGGCGATGCCTTGCAGTTGGCTGGGCAGGATGGGCCGGCTGATGGGCAGGTGCAGGGTTTCGAAGGTGCGGCGTTTGCGTTTGTTGCCTTTGACGGGGGCCGGGTCGTCGTTGCGTGAGGTGTTGGGCACGAGGACGAGGCGGCCTTCGCGTTCGTCGATGATGACGCTGGTGCTGGTGACGCCTTTTTCGTCGAAGAGGCCCAAGGCGCCGACTTTGCCGGGGATGGCCGGGAGTTTGTTGACGGCGGCGGTGAGGTTGGCGACGGTGAAGAGGTCTTGCAGGTTCATGGGGTGGCTCCGTTAGAGGGTGGCGCGGGCGACGATGCCTTGGGTGTTGAGGTCGTCGAGGGCGGCGGCTTTTTGCGGCTCGGTGATGCCGGGCGGCCAGACGAGTTCGGGCAATGCGAGAACGGCGCCGCGGGCGATGACGACGGCGGGTGTGTCGCCGGCAGTGGCGTCGATGTGTTCGGCGAGGACGGCGACGGCCTTGGTGGCTGGGCCGGTGCCGGCTGGGTCGAGGGCCTGGTATTTGCCGGCGACGTTGGCGAGGACTTGGCCGAGGGCGTAGTCGCTGCCGCCCAGCAGCGTGATGCGGTCTTTGGTCCAGCCTGGGCTGACTTGTAGGAGCAGGATGTCGCCGAGGTCTTTGGGTTGGTTGAAGGTGGCCATGGTTAGCCCTGCCTTTTCGTGCGAGCTTCGGCGTCGGCGAGCAAGGGGTTGGTGGTTGGATTAGGTGTGTTGTTGGCGCGATGTTGGGTGGCGATTTCGGTGAAGCTGATGGCGCCGGTGAGGTCTTTGAAGAGAGTTTTGAGGCCTTCGGTTAAGGGTTGGCGCTGGTCGCCTTCGCCAAATTGCAACGGTGTTGCTCCGGATTGGGCGGCGTTGAGGGCGGCGATGACGACGGGTGCGTGCAGCGGCTTCATGCCGGCGGCGACGAGTTGTTCGGCGTAGGCAACGCTGGTGCTGTTGATGGCTTGTTGGGCGGCGGCGCGGGCGGCGTGGTCGCGTTGGGCGAGTTCGGTTTTGAGGCGCTGGTTTTCGGCCTGGAGGGTGTCGGTGTCGGGCACCTTGGCTGGGGGCGTTTGGGGGCTGGGTTGTGGCGGCGGCGCTGCGGGGGCGCTTTCGCTGAAGTGGATGACGCCGGCTTCGGCTTCGGCCAGTTCGATGGGGCGCAGGCCTTTGACGGCGGGCGGTTGGGCGCCGAGGAAGCCGACGTGGCGCAGGTAGTAGACGCCAGGCACGGGGTTGTTGGGCGCGGTTGGGTGGTAGAAGGAGGCGGAGATTTTTTTGTAGCGGCCGGCGGCGAGTTGTTCGGCGAAGTTGGGGTCGATTTGTTGGGGGGTGGCGATGAGGCCTTCGGCGGTGGCGCTGAGGGTTTGGACCCAGCCGGCTGCGGGGCTGTTGTGTTGGGGGTGGCCGATGACTAGCGGGGCTTCGTGGAGGGTTGGGTTGTAGGCGGCTACGGTGGCGGTTAGGTCGGATTGCGTGAAGTTTAGGGTGGTGCCGCAGGAGGCGGTGTGGAGGCCGGGTTTGAAGATGTGGAGGGGGTTCATGATTTAGCGCTGCGTTGGGGAGATTCGCAGAGCTTGGGCTTGAAGGTCGGTTTGGGCTTTTAATCGGATTTAAAAGGGTGTACTACGGGGATTGCTGATGATGTGGCGGAAACTACGTACGCGTATGGCGGCCTGCTTGTTTATAAAGCATTTACCGCTGATGCCCCGCGCAACCTTGAGCGGTTGCGGGGAGCGCGGTGTCCTGTGCCTGCTAGGCCTGTTGTGTATGGCCTTCGTTCCCATGTTTCAGGCGCCGGTTTAGGGCTTCGAAACATCCAAAACGAAAACATCGATCAGCCCAGCTAGTTCTGGTGGTAGCGTCTGCTGAATACTCTCTTTCAGTTCTTGGGCAGTATTTATAATCGTATTTTTGAGGCCTGCGACCTTTTCACCAGGGCCGAACCAGATCGCAAGATAAATGCCCTGCTGTTCTGCATCTGGGTGGATGGAGTAGCGATCATAGAGTTGCGCGGATGCGGCCGTGTATAGGTCCTTGTGCCACTGCCCTTTTACTTCTGTCACAAGCAGCCTTCTCTTGCCACCTATCAACTTGGTCGCAGTGAAATCGCTGCGGTTCGCACTTTTCAGTTGATGCTCAGGTGTAATCGAAATGCCCTGCGGCTCAAGTCTAATATTGAGACGCTCTGCAATGATTAAAGTCGCGGGCACCTCACCAAGTCGATCACCTTTCTCGTAAAAACGACTTGCGGAGTCGAATTCTCCACCATCTATGGCTTTCTGAAAGTCTTGGAGCTCTTGGAGGACGAGTTGACGAAGTCCTTCAACGTTTACCACCATATTTCGATCAAGCCGATTGACGATTTCCTCGGGGAGCGGAGGTGCGAAATCTCTCAGGGCATTTTGCCTGACTTTACCAGCACGTATACTCTTAAGGTCGTTGTACATATCCGTAAATCGAGAGTCAGCAAGCAACCGGTCAATGATAAGAACCGCATCTCTGGATTCATCAGAATGTATTGACCCAACTAAATCAGTCAAAAAGCGGTAGGCGTGTTCTTCTATGGGGCTATCTGTCCCCCAGTGATCGGGCAGGTCTACTTTAGGCCATTTATCGATGAAGGCATCTAGAACCGCCTCAACTTTACCAGCCGTGAGTTTTGGCCAATAAGAATGCTCGCCGTAGTTGAACCTTCCAGAGCGATTACTAAGCGGGAACACTGAGTTTTTATCAGATCGGAGCCAGTTCCAGTAGACGGCAGGTGTAGGGTCTAGAAAGTAAAAAGCTCGGACGAACCAAAAAATACGTTTGTGCTCGAGGTTTTCGTCTCCTGTAGGATTGGGCCAGGCGGACATGAAATCATCACTACGGCCTAAAATAATCCTTTGCAATTCATCACGATCACCGACCTCAGCAGCAATCTCAAAAAGCGTATCTAACGGTCCGAGTTGCAGTTCAGGAAAATTTCTAAGCCATTCCGTCGAGAGCGATGCACGTAAATCGCTGAAAGCAGCGTCCCCTCGCAGTAACCAGACGTCTGGATCAGCAAAGTTGGATTGTTTTAATTGCGGCTCAATATATTGCCTGAGAAAGCTCTCGCTTTCTGCTTTATTAATAAATAGTAACCGATCAATCTCTTTTT